GAGCCAGCTGTCGAGCAATTTCACAAGGGGCATAGACAGCTCCCTTTCAAGCTATTCTCTGGATACTTCAAAGGTCATTGACACCGCGGGGATTGGGACGCAGTTTAGCAATGATGGTATGACAGCGGGATTAAATTATACAGTTGGAATATCAGATGCACTGAGTACGAATGCAGTAGATACAGCCCCGGTGATAACTTCGCTGGGTGAAGCAGGGCAGACCGGTATGGCTGATATGACTGCCAATGTAACGACAGGCGGTGCCAACGTCAACGCATCCGTGGCAAAGACAGGCTCCCAGATAGTGAGCAGTTTTGACACATCATGGACGAGCGTCAAGCGGAATACTGACAGCGCCCTTTCTGACCTGCAGAATAATATATTGACACGGATATTCGACATCACACGTGCCATAATGTCGGCGTTTGCTAACCTGAAGATCACATTTGGTCCGATCAGCCTGCCGGTATTTGACCCTATCGTCACGACGCAGACAAGGGGCAGCGGCAAGCACAAGATCGAAGTATCCTATATCACGGGATGGAACAAGACTATGCAGTCGTACGCCGAGGGTGGTATTTTTGACCGTCCTACTTTCTTCAATACGCCTTATGGTATGAAGCAGGTCGGGGAAGCAGGGCCCGAGGCAGTCATCCCGCTAAAGACATTATGGGATGAACTTGAAGAAAGGCTCGAAAAGATCCTTGGAATAGGGAATGGACGGATGCAGCCGGTAATGGCAGGAGAATCAGGATATCCCGGCGGGGATAATTTTTCCTATAACCCGACATTCAATTTTTACGGGGATACATCAAGGCAGGATGTGGAGCGCGCTAACGAAAAAGGCTACAGGGAATTCAAGCGGTTCTATGAGAAGCTCAAACGTGAACGTGGGCGTGTTGTTTTTTAAGCGGGTGATTTGCTATGTTAGTTGATGATGAATTATACGAAACTGTCCAGGGGGAAACGTGGGACCAGATCGCGTACAATGTTTACGGGGATGAACGCCTTGCAGGATTTTTGATGGAAGAAAACTATGACCTTTTGGATATCCTTGTCTTTTCAGCCGGTACACTGGTATATGTGCCGGAGATAGAGGAAGAGGAAACGGAAGAAGAACCGCCATGGATCAACGAAGACGATGAGGAGGACGAGGGCGAAGATTACGACCCTTACGATGACTGGGAGGAGGATGAGGATGAGCTCGAATCTGAAGACTAAGCCCCGCACGGCAAGGGTACAGGTAAAATACTTCCACAAGGGCAAGAAAGGCAACAAAAGCGCTGCAAAGATGGCAGAGCTGGAAAGCGGTTTTACTTACGCTGACATTGCGGATGGGGGAGCCGACACCATAAGCATTGGACTCATCAACGCTGATATGCGTTTCTTTGGTTCGTGGTTCCCAAAGAAAAAAGACAAACTGAAAGCTACTATAATTTCAGAAAACTTCATCAAAAATGGGAAACAAAGTAAAATGTATTGTGGCAAATTCTGCCTCGATTCACTGACAATGAGCGGTCCGGAACTGACATGTACCATAGAAGGCACGTCTGTCCCTGAAAACGGTGGGTTCAGGGCAAACAGCAAGGATGTGGAGCATAAGTCAAAAACGTTGTATGCCCTTGCCAAAGAGATAGCTAAGCGGCATCATATGAAATTGGTCTATTCTGGTCCGAAACAGAAAATAAAAAAGCCAAAGCAGAATAACAGCGACTGCGAGTTCTTAAATGACCTATGCACTGCATATGGCTTTGGCTTTAAGATATATGCCGGGAAGATAGTCATATATGACAAGACGAAAAGGGAAGCCGCCAAGCCTTCGCGGACAATAAAGCTGCAGGATATCATATCCTGGGATTATACGTCACAGATCTGTGGTACTTACGATGCGGCAAAGATCAAGTTCGATAATGGCACCAAAAAAGAAAAATACAAGGACAAGAAGACCGGGAAAGAAAAAGAACATGAAGTAAAAGACACCCCTGAGATCACAGTCGGCAAAGGGAAGCGCATCCTCAAAGTTAATGAGACAGCGGCGAACAGGAAAGAAGCACGCATAAAGGCAGCGGCAGCAGTTGACAGGGAAAACGAGAAAGCTGTCACCATGCATATAACAGTCATGGGGAACACGAAGCTCAGGGCGGGCAAGACGATCAGGATAAAAAACGCAAAGAATATAGGCGGGAAATATTTCATCGACAGGGCAGAGCACCGCCTTGACGCCTCAGAGGGTTATACGACGGACTTAGAACTCCACAAGGTACAGAAACGCCTCATGGCGTCGGTAAGGGGGAAGAAGAAAAAGAAATGACGAGGATAGGGATTGTATCAAGCGTTGATACAGAAAAAGGGATGGCGCGGGTCACTTTCGGCAATGATAACCTGACTACCACGGACCTGATGCCAATACTGACATTCAATGATGAGTACCGGATGCCGGAAGTCGGGACAAATGTCGCAGTCATACTGCTGGATAATGATATATACGATGGGATAATCTTGGGAAATTTCTGGAGTGATGTAAACCGGCCCGATTCGGCAAAGATGTATAAAAAAACATACAATGGGAATGCGTCGCTGTCGGTTGATGATGACGGTGTTTTTACTGTGCAGGCTAAAAAGATCGTCCTTAAGTCTGATAATGTTGACATTGATACGACCAATTATAATATCAAAGCGGAAAAAACTGAAATCAAGACAACGACGGCTGACATTACCAAGCCGGATGTGCTGACGATACGGAAACGTGATTAAGACAGGCGGTGGTTTGCTATGGCAAAAAAAAGCAGCAAAAAAAAGAAATCAAAGAAGCCCAAGAAGAAGAAGAACCTTACAAGGGCACAAATAAAGAAGCTTGTCAAGAAATACAAGAAAAAACAGGAAAAATCAAAAGCCAAGATCAGGAAGAATAAGACTAATGCCAAATATGTAAATAAGACATACAATCCCCAGAAAACGAAAAAGCCAAAGAAGCCGTCAAAAAACAAAAAGAAGCAGATAGGCAATTTCGGGAAGGGCATAGTCTTCAAGGTCAGCCAAAACAAAATACTTACATTTGAGGATTTTGAGCGGACTACAGCGGGGCGCTGGGCTGAACACGAACGGCTCAACAAAATCCCTAAAAAACAGTTCCTGGGGGCAGGAGCACAGAAAATAACATTTACCGTGACCCTGGCAGCAGAGCACAAGGTCAATCCGAGGAAGATGGCTGATAAGATACGGAAGATGGTCACATCCGGGAAGCCACAGTATCTGGTCATAGGAAAGAAAAAGGTTTTCAAGAACAAGGCTGTCATTACGGAAATGACAGAAAGATGGCAGCATATCATGAAAGACGGCGGTGTGGCGATGATAATATGTGATCTTACATTTGAGGAATACGCATAATGGAAGTTGGTTTAAATTTTGAAGATTTTGAGGATTATCCGTCTGACTGGCTGGAAGGGCTCAGGATACGGCTGACAACTTTGTTCTCAACGCCGGAGGGCACCTGTCCGGGCGACAGGGAATTCGGCATTGATATCAGTGTGCTGGACCTTCCGCCGGATATAGTTGAAAATACGCTCATGGTTGAACTGATGGAAAAGCTGGAAAGATATGAGCCATCGGTTGAACTGACAGACCTGAAGCTGGCTTCCGGGATGGATGGAAATGTATCCGTTGATGTCACAATCCGCCCGGACGAAGACTATGAGCCTGAGGAAGCAGAAACAGACGAAGGATAAGGGGTGATAAGATGGCTGAAATTGATACCATAATGAATTTGCCCGATATTTCTTTCATTGATTTTGAAACGCTGGAAGACTATCAGGATAAAAGCATAGCCTATTATCTGGAAAAATTAAATGAAATAGAGGAAAGCGAGATTTTATCCCTTGCGGATGATGATCCATTTAAGATCATTTTATATGCCGTTGCACAGCTTGAGTACCAGATAGCGCAATCAGCTGACAAAGCGGGGAAAATGAATTTTTTGAAATATGCTTATGGTGATTATCTGGACCATCTGGGGGCGAACAAAAAAACGATCAGGAAACCCGCAAAACCAGCGGTGGTGGCTATACAGTTCACAGCATCAGCAATACGGCAGTCGGCAACGCCCATACCCGCTGGGACGATGGCCACGGCAGACGGCTTAGTGTTCTTTGCATCAACCGATTATGCAGAAATACCCGCGGGGGAAAGCAGTATAACGATGATCATGGAATGCACCATAGCCGGGGATGATGGGAACGGTTACGCAGCCGGGGAAATCACGACGTTATCAGACCCGGTGGAATTCATTGACAATATAGTCAATGTGTCCGCCAGTTACGGGGGCGCAGACGAAGAGGATGACGACAGTTTCAAGGAACGTATTTTCTTAGCCCCTTCATCGTTCAGCGTAGCGGGTCCGGATGATGCCTATATCTACTGGGCAAAAGAAGCAGATTCACAGGTAGGCGATGTATCACTCCCTGATGCCCCTCCGGGGGTCGTTGACATAAGGTTCATCTTAAAAGATGGGAGCCTGCCGACAGAAGAGATCATAAATACAGTCAGGGAAAACGTTTCAAAACGTGATAAACGCCCGACAACTGATATGGTGGTTGTCGGTGCGCCGGACATAGTCGAATACGGCGTTGATATCAGGTTTTACATCGCAAAGAGTGATACAACGACAGCGGGGTCCATACAGCAGCAGGTCAGGGACGCAGTGGC